AGACCTGATGGGATTATTGAAGGAAAAACGCTTCAATCGTTAGTCACTACACCATTACCACCAGCTGACCATGACTATCCATTCAAAGGGTTACAAGATAAACTGCACGGGATTAGATATCAGGAGCTTACAACGATTACTTCAGGATCTGGCCAAGGAAAATCAACATTCTGCCGTCAACTTGCAGTTAACCTACTCACCAAAGGAGAGAGGGTTGGGTACTTGGCACTTGAAGAGTCAAATAGAAGAACCGCACTTGGATTAATGTCCACAGCTGTAGGTAAATCATTACACATAGGAGAACATGAACGAACCGACCTCGAAGAGTATTTTCGTGATACCATTGCTAATTGGAATCTTTACCTTTTTGACGGCTTTGGTTCTTTTGACCCGTCTGTGGTTTACAATAGGATCGAATACCTTGCCAGTGGATTGGAGTGTCGTATTATATTCCTAGATCATCTTAGTATATTATTAAGTGGTCTCGAAGGAGATGAACGACGAATGCTGGATCAGACAATGACCAGACTCAGATCACTTGTTGAACGTACTGGAATTTCATTATTCCTTGTATCACATTTAAGGAGAACATCTAATGATAGGACTTCGCACGAAGAGGGAGGAAAAGTGTCCCTTAGTCAGCTCAGAGGATCTGCGGGCATTGCTCAATTATCAGATCAAGTCATTGCCCTCGAACGAAACCAACAGAGTGAAACTGAACGAGATATTACGACTCTTAGAATCGTTAAGAACCGCTATTCTGGTGAAACTGGCTTCGCTGGAAAGATAAGATTTGACTTAAACACATCAAGGTTTACTGAACATGAAACTACAGGAACACCAATTTTCAATCCAACCACGGATTTTTGAGGGCAGCTCCTACGTCCATCCTTGGTACAAGAATGTCGCCTTGGTAGATTACTATGGGCCGGATGGATTACAATTAAATAGACCAAACCCACCTACTAAAGAGGCGATGGATAAAGCAAAGTTCGTTGATAAGACCTATCGGTGGACAAAAAAATAATGCTGATATTCGACCTCGAAGCTAACGGTCTGTATCAAGATGCCACCCGAATCCATTGCATTGCTTATCATGATAGCACGATTGATGAAACATTATCATTCAACGATGAATGTCCAGGAAAAGGGATGTCCAACTCTATCACTACAGCCGTCATGGACTTGGCACAAGCTGATTACATCGTTGGTCATAATATCATTGGCTATGATTTACCCCTTATCAGGAAACTTTATCCATTCTTCAAACCAACTGGGGTAATTATTGACACGCTACTACTTAGTAGATTATATCATAGCAGATTAATGTCAATAGACAAAGAGAAGAATTGGAAACATATGCCTCTACAATTGTATGGCCGTCACTCACTCGAAGCCTACGGGTATAGACTCAATGAGTACAAAGGGAACTTTGGTAAACTCAATGACTGGAGTAATTGGTCTCAAGAAATGGAGGACTACTGCAAACAAGATGTAACCGTCACTAGACGACTATGGAAGCATTTCCTACCTTACCTGAATGGATTACGTTAGAACATCAGGTAGCTACCATACTAACAAACCAAGAACACCACGGATGGTATTTCGATGAACAATCAGCTAGAGAATTGGAATCAACTCTCAGGAACGAATTGGAATCAACTCAAGCCAAGCTTAGAGCAGACTTCCCATACGTTGCCGGAGCAGTTTTCACGCCCAAACGAGATAACCAGAGAACTGGTTATGTCAAAGGCGTGTCGTTTACTAGACTGAAAGACTTTAATCCACAATCAAGAGATCATATTGCATGGATACTTTCCACACATTGCGATTGGCAACCGTCCTCACTGACGAATTCAGGGAAGGCGGTTATCGACGAGACCGTATTAAAGGATATTGGGACGGATATAGCTCTTCGTTTTCTCCGAGTACTGGAACTGACAAAGATGCTTGGGATGATATCACAAGGCGTGAACGCATGGCAGAAGCTTGTTACGACATCTAACAGGATACACCACCATTGTTCAGTAGGGTGTGCTACTCATAGAGCAAGTCACCGAAATCCCAACTTAAGTCAGGTTCCTAGTGATGAAAGATTTAGACGTTTGTTCACAGCTTCACCAAATTTGGTTATGGTCGGTGCTGATCTTTCGGGCATTGAGCTTAGGATGTTGGCTCACTATCTCGCACGTTACGACGGCGGTAGGTACGCAGATATCCTACTTAATGGGGACATCCACCAAGAAAATGCTGATAAAATTGGCATTAGTCGAAGACAAGTTAAAACAGTTACCTACGCATTTTTATATGGAGCGGGAGATCAAAAGATCGGCACATCCTTCGATGGTAGCCTTGGGGAAACTCAAGCAAAAAGAAAGGGTAAAGAAATACGCAAAGCGTTTGTTAACGCCATTGAAGGTCTTTCCGATCTGCTTAAGGCTGTTAAACGGGCTGCGGAAAGAGGTTATGTCCGTGGACTCGACGGTCGTAATATCAGCGTTGACAAAGGGCACGTCGCCCTCAACTACCTCCTCCAAGGATCGGCGGCGATCATCGCCAAAAGATGGATGGTACTAGCTGACGCACAGTTAGATAGCCACTCTCATCAACTTGGTTTCATACATGACGAATTACAGTATGAGACTATACCAGCATCAGTAAATGATTTAAAGTTCTTACTTGAATTAACTGCTGTACAAGCTGGTGAATATTATAACCTGAGGCTTCCAATAGCAGCGGAAGCAAAGTCAGGAAAGAATTGGGCAGAAGTCCATTAACCACCTATGAAACTATTTATTGATGCTGACTTTATTGTCTATAAGGCAACAGCAGCAGCAGAGACAGAAATAGATTTCGGTGATGACGTAATTGTAGTTACTAGCAGGTTCACAGATGCATTAAACGCTACTGTACGAGAGATAAACAAGATCAAGAACAAGTTCCTCTGGGACGTACCTGAGATTGTATTATTTTTCTCTGACTCTAAGAATTTCCGCAAGGAAATAGAGAAGTCCTACAAAGGTCACCGTAATCGTAAGAAGCCATGCGGCTATAAACGTGTTATCAATGAGCTAAAGAAAAGGTATGAAGTAATTATCCTACCAACACTTGAAGCAGACGATAGTATGGGCATTTATGCTACAAAATATCCTGATAATGTTATATGTTCACCTGATAAGGACATGAGACAAATACCGGGAAAATTATATGACATGGAAAACATCACTCTCATCAATGAGGTCGATGGACCACGATGGCATTTAATACAGTCAATCGCTGGAGACAACACTGATGGATACAGTGGAGTACCGGGTTTGGGAGTTAAACGAGCAACAGCTTTATTTGAAGAGCACGGCTATAGTTGGACAACTGTAGTTAAAGCATTCAAAGATAAAGGGTTGGATGAAGAGACGGCATTACTTAATGCTAGACTGGCACGTATCCTTACAGTAGATGACTATGACTTCGAGCGGAAAGAACCGAAACTCTGGACCCCCACCACCGATTACAGAATTGACGTATGAACAAGACTTCAAGTTACGTCAAATACATGATGCACTAAAGAAACCCGAAACAAGTAGAGAAGATATAATTATTTTACTCATGGCATTGCAAGAGCAGTGCTATGTTTTATCAAATTGTGTAACAAATCTACTCGCAAAATGGCCAAAGGACCAGACTACTATCAACGTGGATCAATTGATGTTTGGGATTTTATACGACAACAAGAACTCAACTTCCACTTAGGTAATGCTATCAAGTATATCTGCAGAGCAGGTTACAAGGATAGCAAGATACAAGACCTAGAAAAAGCAATCCATTATTTAGAAAACGAACTCCACTATGCAGAAGACATTTCTATCAGATCAGGCGAAGGAATTCCGATCCCGCTACGGAATACAGAACAGCTCAAGTCTACCCTCCAGAAACAAGCAGAAGAATTTGATCGTTGAGGAATTCAAAGAGTTCCTAGAAGCTGAAGGTATGTTATTCCGTAATAACCCAGTTTTCCCTGCAGAAGCATTAAAAGAATTAGCTGATCTAGTATATGTATGCTACCAATACGCTGATAATATGAATTGGTCTCTTGATGAGGCTTTAGATAGAGTACACAAAAGCAATATGTCGAAACTTGGTGAAGATGGTAGACCCATATATCGAGAAGACGGCAAAGTATTAAAAGGACCAAACTATCAACCACCAACTTTAACTGATTTAGTCTAATGACCGCAGAACTTATCTCCCGCACTGGTCGGGTCCAATCATGGTTGGATAACCCAGAATCACGACTTCCAGTAAGCTGCACAGTATTCGTAGTTCAGGACTCCATGGAGGGTAAGGACGGTATCGAAGCGAGCTGGAGATTTGTTTCTCATGCCTTACGCTTCGGTGCTGGGTGTGCAGTACACCTAAGCAACATAAGAGCTAGAGGCTCTGAAAATGGAAAGGGGTTAACCGCCTCTGGTCCAGTATCATTCGCAAAAATTTACTCAACTTTAAATGAAACACTTAGAAGAGGCGGGATTTACAAAAACGGGGCTGTTGTCGCTCACCTTGATATTGATCACCCCGATATTATTGAGTTCGTGCAAACTCCTAGATCTGAACTCCCTTGGATCAAAAGGTGCGTCAACCTTGATGAAGAAAAGTGGAGAGAAGCAACTGAAGAAACTAAATCCGCTATCCTCTACGGAATTAAAAGTGGAGACATTTGGCTTACAAAAATAGCATTTGACAATGACGGAAACAGAATCTACGGAAATGTCTGTCTTGAAGTTAGGCTGTTCTCACGTGGCACCTGCCTCTTGGAACACGTCAACCTCGGAGCATGTAACATTGAAGATATCGCCACTGC